TGCAACCGAACGTGCCCGCCGTCGGCATAACATCCGCCCGAGGTTTCAGGGTCCGCCGCTTTTCTTTTGCTCGCACCATGCGCAGTAAATCCAATAATATAATCACGGTCCGCCCGTGCGCATAAAGGTGCGCCGCTTCCACAATCCCCACAAGAAAAGTTTTCTTTATATTCTGCGGGGCATCGAACCACCCGCACGGCGTCGGTCTGGATAAAGTCGCCGCGGTTATTAGTGCCACCCAATAAAGGGGCGCTTGTATACTTTCCCTTTATCCATTCGGTAGCAGGTAAAACGACGACCGCCGGAACTACTCGCGACGCCGCGGCGGCGCTTAATAAAGTTTTAGCGGAAAAGTTAACGACAGTCTGGCCGGTGCTATCTTTGTCGGATCGGTCCGCCCAAAGATGCCAAGCAAAATGGGTATAAGTAAAAGACACTCCGCGACGGGGCACGGCGTCCAGTAATGCGGCGAAGTAATCAGGGTCTATTTTTTGCGAGCCCTTGCCGGAACAATTCATTTCGCAGGATGTTGGACACGTCCCGTATATGTCGCGCTCCCCTGCTCTATAGGTCACGGCGATACCGCGGGTTTTTGTTGCTCTACTGTATTCGACTGTTTTTAGCATTATGATTGCCCTCATATATGTATGCGATAAAGCGTATATATTAGGCATAAAAAAGCCCGCAGTCAAGCGGGCCTAGTTTGTAAGGTTTAAAGGTTAGCTATGGGTATAACCGTCGGGCTCTATTCCGAGCCACATACCGCACCATCGGACCATCACGCAATCAAACCCCGCCGACACGGTGCGCCTAAATTCTAAATAAGTTAGGCCCTGATCATTCTGCACCCATTTGCGGTGCAGTGCTTTGCGTTGTGCTTTGTTTAAAATACTCACGCGGTCACCTTTTCCAACAGTGCACCGGCTTTGCGTTCGACTTCTATGCGGGCGTCTTGGTGCGGAATATCCCGAGCAATTGCGGTGATCGCCTGCGCGGCGTCCCAGACTGTTTCGACTGGTCGGCCCTCTTCGGCAAGGTGTCGAGCGTTGGCGGCTTTCGCCATACGTCCAGACAATCCGGCCCGCTTGGTTAAAAAGTCTAAGCGGTCGTCGTCATCTTTTGCAATCTTGGCAGCTTTCGCGGCCATCACGCCCTCGACAAATGTAGAGGTCGCACCGTTGGCAAACGATTGTAATGCCGGTCTGGCTTCCTGCGCGAAACGATCCGGCGCAAACTTGGTGTGCCTAATCTTAATCTCGTGGAAGTTCTCGACGCCCCAAAGGTTTCTATTCATACAAACCCCGCGGAGATACATCGCCGCAATGCCTGCCGTCTTACTGCCCGTTTCAGAATTCCAAGCGTAAAACCCGCGGAACATTAAATCAGGCTCGCCGTTGGCAAGCTTTCCAACTTCGATGGGGTTGCGATCATCAACCAAGAATACAAACACGTCGCGATCACTTGCGAATAAAGTAGTTGTATCCATAGACACTGGGATTTCAGGATCATAGACGGCCATGCCGTCACGGCTTCCCGTCATCATGCCCGGGACTTTCCAACGTCCGCCGCTCGCATCAACCAATTGTTTGATAGGTTCTAAGATTTCCCAATCAAAGATTCGGCCATAGTCTGGACCCGTCGCGGCCCTAAGTTCTCCGCCGTCCGTTTGGTTGCCGTATACCTTAATCAGTTCCTTACCTCGGTTATATTTCAAACCCCACTGGATACAGTCCGCCGCTATAGGTGCAGGCAGGTCTCGCAGGTATCCGGATGGCGCACCGGCAAGTTGGGACAATTGACCGAACGACCAATTGGTCGGGGTATTGTTATGCTCTCGCATATTGTCGTCGCGGTACTCAATACGAATATCGCCACGGCTTGGGTTGGCTTCGTCATAGTCACCAATGATTTGGATTTTATGAGTATCAACAGTTCGCGAGGTCATACGTTGGGCATCCACCTTTTTATAGGCGAGCATGTCGTCGAGGGTTAAAAACTTCTGGTCGTCTGGTCGGCTGTACCAATTGGAAGAAACCGCCGAGTTTCCGATACCATGCGCAAAAGCATTTGTTTGATATGTAGACATAATAATTCTCCGTAGTTTGGGCGCTTGATTGCGCCACTCCTATAATATCGCAGAAAGTTGCATACCTTGCAAGCTAATATTTTACTTTTTTACATACAACAGTGCTTCGACTTCAGACTGATGGCTGTCAGGTTGCTCGTCGGACTCTGCATTACAGTGTGGACAAAGCCTTATATTCTTGGTGTGGATGTAATTGCTTTCGCATTCGCAATCCCAAAAATTGTTGTTAGTAACGACGGCATTAGACGGTCCTGCCGTTTTGTTTAGCTGTTCTTTAATAGAACGTAAGGTAAGTCTTCGAGACCTAAACTCCCTTTTCTCACCTTCGCAATGGAGAGGGTCGGAGATCAAACCGTCGTGGTGTTCTATAGCATGATCAATCGCAACCTCTAAAACGTTTTTACGTTTAAGTGGAATGCGCAGAGTAAAACCCGAGGCGGGTTGCGCCGGTGCTTCTAATCTATCTAGTCGCGTTTCTATCCGTTGAATATCACAGAACGCAAAATGACTGTCCTCTTCTAGCTTGTGGATTTGATCCTCATGCGTAACGCTTGCATTCAAGAGAGGGCTCATTACAGTCCTGATTTTCCCGTCGATCCAATCTTCTAAAACTTTGTTTAACTCTTGCATGATATTACTCCGTAGTTATGTATAAGATTTATCGCATACTACCGGACATAAAAAAGCCCGTCAACATTAACGGGCTAATTATTTCAAAAGTTACTTTCGTTTCTTTCTACGTTTAGGGGAAGGCCGCATGTCGTTAGCGGCATCTTCGCCAAACAATAGTTTATATATCCATTCTAATAAAAACATATTAACCCCAATCCTTTTGTGAACCATCAGCTTCGGCCTTACGGTAGCCCACTGTATAAGCAGTGATCTCTTCAGGATTCATTTTAGGGAGGTCAACACGGTCAGACTGGAAGCTACCGCCCACAAAATAATGAGGGTCAAACGGTCTGTTGTACCAAAAATCTGCGGTGCCTCTATCATGAGGTCCGCCATGCCTTTCATCATACGTCATACAATATCCCCTATTTTACTTTTAACAAAGTCCCAATCGCTTTGCCGAAAAGAGACGTGAACATAATCAACGGTAACAAGTCCGCCAACAGCGAGGTCGGGATTGCCGTGCGTAACTGTTTTTTGTTGGTACACCATTGCACTGTCGATAATTTTTACTACTTTAAGTATTTCGTCTTCGGTCATAATCATTTGCCCATAGGTTAGTTAACTCTATGGGATAGTATGCGATTATCTAGGAGAGATCAAGTCCATAATTAGATTCCAGTCAAAATCCCCTTCAGAATAATAAAGCGGTTCAACCTTTAAGCCTTCCATCTTTAAGTCCATGGCGTCTCGACCATGGTAAAGGTAAATCTTTTGCGGCTGAGTTTTAGTAGCAAGTTTGCGAACCAATACCCAAACACTGGCTAGTCCATGCGTTGTTAACCACGCTACTTGGTGAGGTCTAAGATCAACCACGTTACCACTGGTTGCTTTGAGTTCTATGAAATGGAATCTGCCCGCATCATCGCAGGCTAAAACATCAGGGATTCCGGGCATTGCCCACGTTTCAATCCTCGTAGTCTTCCAAATTCTCGGGCTCTTCGCTATCCCCGTCTTCATCATCCGCCACAAGTCGGCCTCGCGCTTTGTCGCGGTTCTGGGAATTGCTCTCTCCTTCGGGAGTAATGTCGATAGTGATCGGGGCATAAGTTTGTTTAATCTCCTTTAAAGCTAACATCACTTCATCCTTACTCATGGAATCAATGCTGCCATGCCTTATTTCGCTTTTGCTGACGTAGATGTCACCTTGCGCTTGCCCTCGCCGGTATTCGGCTTGAACTGCGGCAGAGTATGCGCCGTTAGTCAAAGCCATGTCTCTAATGGTTTGTAAATCTCGCAGGTGCCTTTGGTAAGTAACCCCAAACTTCTCGTCGAGTTCTTGTCGATAGGCTTGGATAGCAAAGACTACGTGGGGGCTCATGTGCTGATTAGTCAGTTCATAAGCTCGGGTATGTGCAGAAGAGGCGGGGTAGCCTGCATTAATAGCGGCTTCCCTCATAGTTATTTGTCCGTCTTTAGAGACCAGTTCTTTTACAAACAGTTCCTGACGTCTAGTCAAGGGTTGAACCTTGGTTGCTTTCGGGCGTCCTACTTTCTTCTTAACAGGAGCGGGAACAGATTTGGCGGTCGTCTTTTCAGGCATAAGTAGTTTATCCAGTT